AGTTAAAAATAGGTGTTTTATTAACTTGTCCATCACGTTTTTGAGCAATGAAGAAACGGTTAGTAGCAGTCAAAGCTGCTGTTTGTCTAGTACCATTTTCAAGGAATACACCAACTTCACCATCAGCAGCAGATGTTACGAACCCTGCGTAGGTTGTTTGAGCAGTATAAGTAGCTGTTCCTACAATTACCTTTTGATTTATACCAGAAAGAGTTTTTGAATAAATTGACATATTTAATTAATTATTGTTTTTTAAGTTTAATTTCTAAGTTCTGTATCTTGTACTGAAGCTGGATAACTATTATCTTTTGTATCTAACCTTAATAATTCCACAGCTAAATCTATTAATTTTGGGTGTGTATTATCAGCTAATTCACAAGTTTGATCCAAACTTAAAGAAATTGTTCTTGGCTTCCTAATGTAGTCAACCATCAACTTAGTTACTATGAAGCTTTTATCTCTATAAACTGTAAAATAATCTAAGTTTTGAGTTACAATAGAGTTATCTACAGAAGTGTTGTAAAACGTATTATTAAACAAGCTTAGATAAAGATTTGCTTGTTGTACCAACCTAGCTGTACTGATCTGTACTTTTTTAGAAGTTAATGAATTTATTGCACCTCTATTGAATATAGAATAATTTGTTTGTGTTTGTAAAGCAGATGTAGTCCCTGTTGTTGTGTTTATAGTTATTGAACCAAATGGAGAGTTAGATACAAAGATAAATTTACCTTGTTGATAAGTGTTTCTGTATCTTTCCCAATATGCTTTAACCGTTGGGTGTTTATAAAAATACTCTAATATGTTTTGTGTTATAATGTACCTTCCTTGGCTAGTTTGTACACCATAAGCCAAACCTGCTGGTGCTGTGTACAAAGTACCTTGTACTGAACTGGTTATTTGAAGATTACCATAAAATGGACTTGGACTTGTTGGTGTAGGGTAACCTATTGCTACTACGTATTCTGAAATAGTGTTAGTACCCAAATTAGGAGCTTCTTCACAATTTCTTGGATCAGTTAATGTTTCTACCCTTGTGTTTATTGTCCAATACAAATCTGGAGGAATTGTAGAATATTGGTTAAGTATGTTTAATTCATTTAAATTATCTGCATCACTTGGTATAATCAAATCCAACATTTTATTGGTTTGAATCAATCCTGATACAGTTGATAGATTTAATTGATTGCTTTGGAAATCTTGTTCTACACTTTTCTCAAGTAACCTGTACTGTGCTTTGTTTAAAGCAATATCAATTTCTTCAGGAAAGTACTTGTTTCTTTTAAAACTAGCAACTTCCTGAAGACGTTGATTAATTTCGAGGTGGAGCTGAAAACATTCCATTATACTTTTGTAACCCAGTCTTGGATCAACATTTGTTTAAATTTAATTTTTAGTTCGTTTGGAAGGTCGTTATAAACTTTATCACATTCTTCATACAATCTATCTAAATCTTGCCAACTCAACTCACTTTCTGGAACATAACTAGTTACCTGTTCTCTAAACCAAGCACCTGTTTCTGTATTTATTTTTGCGTGTTCTTTAATAGATTTAAATAGCCTAGGTGTTGGATTATTAACGTTTTCAGCTATAAATAAATCAAATACTGAAGTTATTGATTCTCTACTTTCGTTCATAACCTACTATTTGCATTTCAGGAACTTGTAAATAAATACCTTCTTCAAATACTAAATGTTGTGGTGAGATTCCAGGCATAATTATAACACTATCACCTACTTTTATCTCACTTACATCTTTACCTACTTTTACTACAATGTAATCACCGATTTTCTGATCTGCTTTATGCTCTTTTTCGTTCTCAAATAAGTCAGCATGAGTTTTAATCACAAAATCAGCTTTTGGTATATAAATACCACCTTTGGTTTTCTCTTCTCTTACTTCATAAAAGAGTACCCCACGCGAAGATGGGGTATAGTTCTCTAATTTCATAATTTAGTTTAGTTAGTTAGTAGGTATTATACAGTTTCTGTTGAAACTTCTTTAGATTTAGCTTCTTGTGCTTCTTTAGACAAATAAGCATCACCTTTCTTAGCTTTTTGTTGATATTGCATTTTCAACAAATTAAGTTCCCTTGAATTTTTAGGGTTTTTGAAGTAAAGTACAGCATCGCTCATATTTACTCCTACTGGAATACTTGTTTCGTTGTAAACAATATTGTTACCAACTCGTTTTAGATATTGAATAGCAATACCTTCCTCAATCCAAAACTTCATTTCCAAGTCTTTATCTTCACAAACATCAATAAACTTCTTAAAAGCTTCAGCTTGTTGTGTAGGATCTAGTTTAGCATTTTTAGAAGCATACTGTTTCAAGACAAGGATCTTATCTTTCTTTAGATTGGTTATATTACGTCCAAGCATAGTAAGGATTTGATCTACTTTTATTGAATCATCTTTAAACCTCATATACAACTCGTAAGCTTTATCTTCCAAACTATTTACAGAAAGAGCTTGAGCATTAACTTGATTAGGATCTAGAATAAAGAATTTTTTACTATAGCTACGTTGAGCCTCATCTTTAGTAAGTGCTACATCAGGGTGTTCTACAGCCCATCTATAAATTAAGTAATCACGTAACGATATTGGTTGATTGTCTAACGAAGGTGGTCTTGAATTATCTTTTTCTAAGCCAATTTCAAGTGTTAACCCTTCTTTTGGGATTCTAACCAGAAGATTATCATAATGACGCATAACCTCTGCTCTAAAGTTTCTATCATTACTTTCTATACCCAGAAAGTCTGGTAACAATAGACGTTGTTCTTCAAATGAAGACAAGCCAGTACCTGTTATTTTACCTTTAAAATAAGGCCCTAGCGGTTTATAAGCTTCCCCCAACCAAGCTTTTACTGCTGGGTCTTCTTGGGACATTTCTACTAAATTGTAGTGACGATGAATCTCAATCTTTTTTGACATAAGTTTAGTTTAATTGATTATTCTGTAAAGTAAACTTAATAATACTGTTTTGTCAAGCTCTGCATAATATTGAGCTTATTCAAAAAATAAAGCTTTTTGTAACAAATTTAATGTGTATTTGCTACAAAAAGCTTATAAAAAGAAAGGTGGCGTTTTAAGCCACCTATCTAACCAACTAAACTAAACTATTATGCGAATCCTGCAATACTTGGACTAATTTCCATATGCAAGCTTGTGTTACCTCTACGGAGAGTAGCTCCACCTGTTGACATTCTATGATAACTAGAAGCATCAATATCTGAGCTAAGTGCTGCTAGATCACCTGATCTAATATTACCCAAGTTTTGGATAATTTTGTATTGTTTAGGAACAGGGGTCAAACCAGCTACAACACCATGTAACATTCTACGACCTTTTTCAGCAACAAATTGCAAGTTAGGTTCACCATCAAACATTCCATCATCAATAAACACCATGCGGTAAGACTCAAGAGGGAATCCAGTTTCAGGGTGCAAAGGTGATTTTACTGCTCTACGACCATAATCGAAGATAGGATTGTGTTTTACTTTAATGTAATATCCATCAATGTGGTACATTGCAGAGAAGAAACCAGTTGACAACAAGTCATAATTAGAATCTCCTTTGATAAACTTATCGGCTGCTGAACCACCACCTTGAGCAAGAAGGTTCTGGATAGTACCAGATTCTTTCATCGCACGATCAAACTCTCTCATTCCACCACGTCCTGTATACAAGGTAATTGAGATACCATCTGTATCAGATTGACCAAAGAAAGCATTTGCTACTACATTTTGGAGCAAAGAATAAGTCAAACGAGTGTAAGTAACGTAGTTATTGATCTGTTCCAAGATACCTGCACCAGTAGGGATAGGTTTACCTGTGAAAATATCTTTCAAAGGAATCTCACCATTTGTTCTACGGTTGTAGCGAGAATACCAGAACATATGTTCTACTTCTTCCAACCAAGCACGTTCAAATTGATATTGTTCAAAATCCATCCACAAGCTGATAGGAGCTTTTCCTTCTGCATTGATAGAAATTGCCATTACACGATTAGCTGAATTACCAGCCCACTGATGTGACATACGAATAACCGACATTTGGTTTTTGTATTTACCAGGAGCTACACGCTTAAACTCAGTACCACGAGATTCTGATTCGGCGTTAAAGGTGTTAAGATCTGACCACAAAGTACCAGCAACAAGTTCAGATGGTGGTACAGAAATACTATCTGCTACAGCGTTAAGTTGCAACAAATATTGAAATCCTTCATTTACTTTAACAGGATCTTGCAGTACATATGCTTGTACACCAAGAGGTGACTCAATCATATAATTACGTTTCATCCAGTTGTCCGTAAACACGATGTTAAACGGTTGATTACCAATACCAACACCTGTAACAGTAGCTGGAGTTACAGCTACAGCACAAGCCTTGTTCAATCGGCTCATTACAGGCCAAGTGAATTGAATATCATCCAACTCTTTTACCTTTGGGTTATTTTTCTTAAACCCACCTTCAGCCGAAATAATATCCCCCATAGTGGCCATCGCCAATGGGAAAGATTTAGTAGAATCTCCTAAAAGCCATGTTAACTTAGTTGTTAACTCTGCTGGAGAACCGTGACGAGCTGCATAGAAATTATTTTCATCCATCATTGCTTTTGGATCAAATATGTCCTGCTGGACTTGAAATTTAAATTTGTTACTTCTGTTACCTGCCATTTTTTATTTATTTATTGTGAAATTAATTTACGTTATACATAATAATCATTTAGTGTTTGTGATACATTATCACCTCGATCACTACTTGAGCTTGTTTTACCTCTAGCTGCTTCTGCGTTAAGTTTTAACTTAAGTTTTTGTGCATTTTCAGTAGAAGCTTTAATCTGTATCAATTTAGAAAGATCTCCTTTCTTAAATTGAAAATATTGATACTGAAGCAACTTTTCAAGATTAGCTGAATCAATAGGGGTAGCAAACTCATATCCTTTACCATCTGCTGTCCTACGTAACCCATTTAAAGCAAACTTTTTAAATTCTTGAGCTTCAGCTCGTCCAGTTAATTTAAAACTACCTAACTTACCTGATTCAAGAACCTCATCAATTGCCGAAACTGTTAATCTATCTCGTTTCTTTTGTTCTTCAGCTTTCAACTGTTGTTCTTTCAAAGTTCTATCAGTCTCTTCAGCTTGAGCTGCTTTTAGTTCATCTAAAGCTGATTGAGCTTCAATAATCAAACCTTCTTCAGAATCTTCTGCTGTTTCAAGAAGCTTTTGGATTCTTTTCTCATTTTTAATGCCTTTACTTTGGTAATACTCTTTAAGTATTTCTTTACCAAGTTCTACATCATTTTCAGTCAGTTGTACTTTAGAATAATCTCTAGCCGTTACTGTCTTGAACAATTCAGCAATATCCCCACCATTGTAAGCATGTTGTAATGCTTTAAAAGCTGCTGGGTGATTTGTTTCTATTTCTTCTAAGAACGTTTCCAAAGCAGCTTCTCTAACCGCTTTTTCTCTAATTGCTATACCTTGAGGGGTGAGTGGATCTACATCTCCGTAATCTACTTCTACACCCTGACCAGTAATCTTTTCTACTTCTTCAAAAAATACTTGAGGATCATCTTGTTGATCTTCTTCTTTAATTGATTCAGTAACTGACTTACTTACCTTCTCTTCTTTAACCTCCTCTACCTTTTCTTCCTCAATTTCTTTTTCAACTTTTTTAGGTTGTTTTTTAGAAACTTTCTTTTCAACCTTCTCAGTTACTTCCTCTTCTTCTTCTTCCTTTTCTTCTACTTCTTGTTGAACTTCATCTTCATTTGTAGAATCATCTACACTAAGTAGATTTTCATCTGTAAAATCATCCCATATGGATGATTCCATTTGTTCGTTGTTTTGTTTAGCCATGTTGTTTAGTTGTTGTTGGTTCAAATATACAAGTAATGTACAAACTGGTTGTAAATCACTTAGTTGTAAAGTTTATTGAGCTTTTCCCTTAAATTTTTTAAATTTCTTTAGATCGTATTTTATTTTCAATTTATCTAGCCTAGGTTTGACGTAATGTTGGAAACACCAACCTCCAGTAGCTCCTATTAAAGCTAGAAGAAAAGCACTTAATGCGTGTAGAAAGAATGTACCAATACTTACACTTGTAACACTACCAATTAATATTGCACCTAATTCTCCTGATTGTTTATTTGTCATAACTTTTACTTTTAACATCTATTTTTTTGACTTACTTCTTTCACCAGCTACGGGGTTCTTTAGTTTAGCTTTATTGTTTTTATCTGCTATACGTTCCCTTACAACCAATTCATGTTGTTTAAGATCTAATTCCCTATCTTTTTGCCTAGCCTTAACAGCTTCAGCTCTTTCTTTAAGGGAAATCTCTCTTTTCTTATTTTGGTCATCAGATATTACTTTTTGAGCAGCAGAAGGATCAATAATAGCTTCAGGGTTTTGATCTACCCCAGATTGTTTTAAGATTTCTAAATCCTCTTCTCTATCGTATTTAACATGAAGCAACCTTTCTTCGATTACACCTTTTAATTCTTCAAAAGAGTTTTCAATCATTACCAATCTTTCTTGACCTTCTTGTTCAGATTGTTGAGCAGCTTGAGCTTGTTCTTGAGACTTAAGTTCCATTTCTTGAAGTAAGATCTTAAGTTTAGACAATGACTTAGCTTGTACTACATCTACTATTGTAGAAGGATTTACACCATTTTGAGCAAAAGCTTGTACTTGTTGTCTAACCATTTCTAAGTTAGCTAAATCCCTTGCAGAACGAGATATATATACACCCATATCCATTTCAGTATATTCTACTGGATCAATAGATAACATTTGTGTTCTTAAATCATCTCCTTGATACACTGCTTGAAATCCATCAGACCAAGCTAGTTTAGAAATATCCAATAAACCTTGTAACTCACAACGTACAAATTCCTCAAACCTTGAGAATACTTTTTCTGAGATAACTGAAGAGTTGTTTGAAGCTAGTTGCGCACCAGTAGCTGTATCACTAGAAGTTACATTACCTTTACGTTGTCTTGAAATACCTAATAATTCATCCCACTCTTGTTTTACAAATGTCATCAAACTGATCAAGTTCTCTATATGTTGGTATAGTCCCATGTCAAGGACATTATACTGATTGAATGATTTATCTACTCCAGGTTGTGATCTATCAATTAATGCCCATCCTGTAGCATCAGCCCAGTAAAAAAACTTTTCTTCATCCCAACCATGTTTTTTAGGAATAGCTCCTTGATCCATTAGGATAATTTTACCTTTGGATTTAGCTATTGTTTTTTCCATTTGATAATGGAGAATACGGTGCAGTATTTCGTAAGGCATACCCATCTCTACTACAGATACGTTTTGAGAATGTGTATCAGAAAACCTTTTACCGTTGTATGGTAACTTACACAAAGAAGAGTTGTTGACTGTATTTCGTTGACCTTCTACTGGTTTAATACCTAAGAATAAACCTTCCCCTCTTCCTACGTTTAATCTATAACCTTCCCAAACTTCGTTAACCCAATACCATTCACACGTTTCACCCTGTTCTTTGTTTACTTTGTAATTTTCAGGTACTTCAATCTCTTCAGGTTCCCCAGTCATTGGGTTTATATAAGTAAGGATACCTATTTTGGTTAAGTACTTCCAAGTACAGTGGAATACAACTACTTTGGATTTACGTAAATCTTTATCGTCACGTAAAGCTAATTGATTACTTATTCTTGCCCCATTAAAACTTAGATGTCCAGATTGGTCTTCGATAAGATCTATTTCATTTTCTTCTAGTTCTTTATAAAATTGATCTTGTATTTCAGATGGTGTCATATAAGATCTTTTTACACACCATTGCCCATCCTCTATGTATTCTGAATCTGGGGATTTATCGTAATCTATATCAAGAGGAGAACAACGTTCATATACCATTCTTCCTCCTCGCATACCTTTGTAAGTAAAACATTCTCCAGCTATTAACCAATCTCTGAATAATCGTTTAAACTTTTCTTCTAATTGTTGTTGGTCAATTATAATATTTAACGCTGTATCAGCAATCTCTGCTCGTTTATCTCTGTAATTAGAAGCATAAGCAGCTTTAATCTTTTCAGGTAATTGAGGTTGTTCAGAAGGAACACCTGTATCTTGACCAGAAGCATTTAAAGCATTGATGAATTGTTGTTCTAAAGATTTGAGAATATCTTTGTACATTGCATCTTGTGCTTGGTTGTAAGCATCAGCATTGTGTACTTTTACAGCAAAGGAGAATGGTCTTCTTTCGTATTCTCCTTCTAACAAATCTACATTAGGTCGAATAATTGGATAACTTCTTAGCCTAGCTGGCCAATTAGTGTAATCACTGTTTGAAGAGTTTAGTGGGTTGGTTACATAATGAAAGAAAGAATCAGGTAACCTATTGTTGTAAGCTTCGTAAAATACTCTTGGATCTCTAATATTAGGGTTGATTACTTCATCCATAAACGTACCCAACATAATGTAATAATCCATTACCCGTTTGGTATGCTCAAACTTATTTTTAACCTTTTCAGAATAAGAAGTACGAAGTCTAGGTAATCTTGAAGAATGCCCTGTATTTTGTTCTAACATTAGTTACATGATTAAGTCCGTTGGGTTTTGTCTAGAATATAGATCTCTTTGAATAGGCAACATTTCGTGCATTTGTAATTTATATTCTCTATCATTCCTTGAATCAGAAAACAAGTTCCTGCTAAAAATATGATCTCTATTTTGTTTAGTTTGTTGTTCTACTACCTGTAACTCAGCTTCTTGGAGTGTAGCCATTAAGACCAACATACAGGAAATACGGTCAAAGTTACCACCTGGAGAGTACTTAATCAACTCCTCTAGTAATGCTCTATCGTATATGTGGTCTATATTAAGAACATATTGAGTATTTTCTCCATCTATTTTTAAAGCTCGTTCATCCAACAACCAATCTACCAGTTTTTGTATTAATTCAGGCTTATTTGAGTCCTCAACTCTTACAAAAAACTCTCTTCCACTAATCTTTTTATGTTCTCGTGAGTGGTTAAATACAGTTGGACGTTCACCACAATAATTTAAGAATCCGTATTGTTTAGCGTAGTTTAGAAGATCGTTACCTCCTCCTTTAATCTCAGTTTGTACAATTGCATTAAAGTAACGAGCAGCTAAGAATATCCTTCTATGAAAATCTCTTACCCTAGGCGGTCTACCTGCATACCATGCAACTAGAATATCATCAACAGTTGGGAAGATTGAGTTTTTCTTTTTGTAAACATAAAAAGTACCTAATGAATTCCATTGAGTAGTTTGATCTAAATCTTGATGAAAGCAATCAGCTACAATGTAATATAGGTTGTCAGGTACTCTTCCTTGATCGTCACGTAAAGGAGACTCAAATAACATGAAAGCTCCTTCTAAAGCTTCATCTGTTTTGTGTGGGTAATGATCTACAGGAGTAAGTTTAGAATTAAGTTTAAATACAACTTGTCCTTCCTCTATTTCTAATTCACCTTTTTTGATGATACCTGTAATATCTGGAGAAGAGTCAACTAACCTAAGTTGTCTTTGTAGTTTTTCAATAGGAAAGGGATTATTGTTTAGACGCATTAAAGCTTCCATAGGAGTGTATGGATACTCAGCAATTTGTTTATCCATTAGAGTAGAGGATCCTTTTGCAGCTTTTTCTCTTTGTTCGTCATGGTAAGCTTTTGCTTTAGTAAAATCAGTGTTCCCCCATTTATCCATAAACCTAGTCATGTTTGCCCAAGCTGGAAAAAAGAAACCATGGTCTTTAGGTAAAACAGCTTCTCCTTCCCAACAATTTTCAAATGATAAACAATCAAACACGTTTGGATTACTAAAGATATTCTCTAATCCTGCAATACCAGGCCCTTGCTCACCGCCTGTCCCCCAAACACACATCATAGAAAATTTAACACCACCTTCTTCAGCTAATGCTTTTGCTGTCATCCAAGATGACTCAAGATTGGGGAAAGATCCCCCTTCTTCAAAGTTTACAAACCCCCTAGCTCCTCTGAGTTTTCTAGGGTGGTCAATTACAGCCCCTTGTATTTCCCCACCAGTTTTAACTTCAGCTCCCGTATCAGGATCTAGAAAAGAAGCTTTCTTATATAAATCTTGATCTTTAAATTGTCTTAAATGTTTAAATGCTCTTTCAGTTGAAGAGTTATGGAAGTTAATCTGATCCCAAGCTTTAGATAACACTCCATCTTTATTTAAGTACCTTTCTACAGCAACAAAATAAAATACAGGAGTCTCTGTTTGGAATGTATATTCATGTACACCAAATGAGGCCATTAATTCTGAGAATCCTGTACCACGAGGTTTTAGAATAGCTAAGTTTAGACCGTTGTTAATTGCAAGATTATAGTCAGTGGAGAAGAAGTAATGTATTGGCCAGAAATTAGGAAAGGATGTAACCCGTTTAGAAACAGCTACACCCTTTTCTACAGTCTTCATTTGTTTGTAGTTAAGGAAATGATAATACTTTCCTGGAATCCATAACTTAGTTATTGGATTCTCATAACCGTACAAACATCTTTCCCTTTCTTCTCCCCAAAAGATATTGTACTTCTTTGAATTAAATACCTCACCACAGTATTTACCTTCTTTTAAGAACTTATTAGCAGCAGGACTAAATAACTCTGTATGTTCAAAGTAAGTATTGAGAAGTAAGTCCTTGTTGAACTTACCCCTAATCTTTCTTGGTATGTCTTGTATAAGTTCTGACATTTTATTCTCTTGGATCTAACCACTCAATACTTGTTCCTCCCATTTCTTTAGCAACTAACTCTAGTTTTTTGGCTAATAGTAATAATTCTATTCCATAAAATGGATTAGGATCTGTCTCATTTACTTCTTTTAGATTTAAAACTCTATGGCCAATGTGATCTAACCAATCATTATAAGTTGCATTTTTCCAACTAGCTTTTAAGTGTTCTACATTATATTCTTCTGTAGTTACTGTTTTCATGTTTACTGGTATACCTTGAATTAAACTTTCAGTCATTATACTTTTTAAAAAATTCTAAAGCTTTTTCTGGATCAGTAGTAGATATTTTTTCTACTAGTTCAGGACTTTCCTTGCCCATTATAATATCTTTAAGTAGTGATCCCTCGTTTAGTAATTTTTTATCCCTAACTATTGCGTGGTAAGTAGTATTTTCTGCTAATCCGTGTATGTAGTTAAAGTTTTTATCTTTTAGATTTACTACTAGATTTTTTAACTTTTCTATATCATTGTAAGTCATCATCTTCAGTTTGTTTAATTTATTTATTTCTTAAGGCATTAAGATAATGTTTTGCTAAATTTTTTCTTTCAAAATCTATGCAACCAAACATAGCTCGATAATAAACTTTTATTGTTTCTAAATCAGTTAGCTTATCTACTTGGTCTGGATGGAAAGTGTTGGTTTTGTCTTCAAACTTGGAATCTCTTATTGTTTCAAAAAATTCTTCGATACTAATTTTTTTCATATTTAATTATTCTCTTGTTCTTCAACTTGTTTAGATTTTTTCTTACTACTATCTTTATTCATTGCCATCCAACCTAGTTCATGATCACCTTTAGAGGTTGGAGTAGCTACTAATCCTAGTCTACTTTGTTTTTCTAATTCTTCTAATGTTTTTAAGAATGAGGGTAACTTTTCTAAAGTAGTCATTACCTTACCTGGATCATGTACTAATCCCATACTAGCATTTCTTTCATCTAATTGTATATTTTCTAAATGTGTAGAAAACTTATCCAAGAACCGTTCAATTATTTTAATTGAATTAGTAGTTTTATTTTCACTACCTTTAATGTACTTAGCTATTGCTAGTTTAAGTTCAGGAGATTCAACCCAATGTTCACTAAGGTTACAATCATTCTTTGCTTCTTGAATCTTTTCTTTTTCTGTAAGATAATCTCTATAAGGTGATTTAGGAGAATAAACTAAGTACATATACTTTAATTCATTTAAAGCTTTGTACTTTTTCCTTCCATCCATATCTCCTTTAGTATCTTTGTTATACTTTAAGGTCAGTAAAGTCTGTATTTCAGGAACAAGTTTAACTTCTTCCATTACAAACTCAAGATCACCATCAGCATTAACCTTAATCCATTCCATAATCTATGTTTCTAAACATTGTCCAATATCCTATTATTTCATTAATATTCCCAAATACTAAGTAATCATTTGTAACATCATGACAACTAATGTAGAACTTTGGCTCTTTAAATTTCTTCCAATCTTCTTTGTAAGGGTATGATTTAATTGCTGTTATTTGTTCCCAACATATGTAAACCTCACCAGAATGTTCTGTATACTCTCTTTCCTTTTCTTTAGTTGCTGTTTTAATACCCAACTCTCTCATGAACTCTTCTTCATCTCTACTTTCACCTTCTTTATAAATAGGTTCTCTAAAGATAACAGTAAGCTTTAGTGGATCGTTAAAGTTGTAGTTTGGATCTAGTGTAATCATATCTTTTCTTTTTGTATAAACTTAATTTCCCAATTCTGTAGAACGTTTTGTCTAGTCTTCTCATCTTTAAATTTAATCATCGCTATAACATGCGACACATATTCTGAGGAGGAGACAGTTAATCCATATAATCCTACATCATTTATATCAACAATTCGTTCAGGAGGTAAGATAGTTAAATTTACGTTTCTTGAATTTAACTTAAAATCTTTGT